GTGGAAAAGAAACGACGGCGCTGGGTGCGCTGGACCAAGAAGAAGCGCGCCGACTTCCTCGATCACCTGGCCGGCACCTGTGACGTGCGCGCGGCGGCGTCGCTGACGGGAATGACCCCGCCGAGCGTCTATCATCTGCGGCGCAAGGACGAGGACTTTGCCGAGGAATGGCACAAGGCGGTGATCGTCGGATACGAGATGCTGGAAACCGAGCTGCTCGGCCATGTGCTGGCGGGCGGCGGCGATGTGATCCTGCGCGCCGATGGCAGCACGATCGATTTCGACAAGGCGATGCGCGTGCTCGGTCTGCGGCGCAACAGCCTGGAGGGCAAATGGCGCGGCGGCCCGAAGCTTCGGCGCGCACGGCCCGAGGATACCGACGCGGCAATCATGCGGAAACTGGACGCGATCGATCGCCCGGGCGCGCGAAGCGGCGGAGAATGGCGGTGGTACATAACCAGATGTTCGCGCGACTGCTCACCTATGCGCCCCCGGACCGGGCCAAGGCGATCCGTTCGCTGAGCACGCCGCAGAAGCGCGAATATGTCGAGCGCTGGTGGCAATGGGCGCACAAGGGCCAGCGCGAGCCCGAGGGCGACTGGCGGGTCTGGCTGATCCGCGCCGGCCGCGGCTTCGGCAAGACACGCGCGGGCGCCGAATGGGTGCTTGCCCGTGCGCGCGCCAATCCGGAGGCGCGGATCGCGCTGGTCGGCGGCAATGTCGAGGACGTGCACCGCGTGATCGAGGGATCGAGCGGGCTGCTGGCGCTGGCGCGGGTGGACGAGGAACTGACGTGGACGCGATCCGCGGGCGAGCTGCGCTTTCCCAGCGGCGCGCGCGCATATGTCTATTCGGCCGCTGCGCCGGACGGGTTGCGCGGGCCCGAGCATCATTTCGCCTGGTGTGACGAGTTGGCGAAATGGGGCCGGGCCGGCGAGACCGCCTGGGACAATCTGATGCTGGGACTGCGGCTGGGCGAGGCGCCGCAGGTGCTGGTGACGACGACACCGCGGCCGGTGAAGCTGATGCGCAAGGTGATGGCGCTGCCGGGGATGGTCGAGACGCTGGGGCGGACGCGCGAGAATCCGTGGCTGCCGATGAATTTCGTCGAGGCGATGACGGTGGATTATGGCGGCACCCATCTCGGCCGGCAGGAGCTGGACGGCGAGATGATCGACGAGCTGCAGGGCGCATTGTGGAGCCGTGCGCTGATCGAGAATTGCCGGGTGGCGGCGCTGCCCGAAACGGTGCGCATTGTGGTGGGCGTCGATCCGCCGGCGGGCGTGGGCGGCGACGCCTGTGGCATCGTCGCGGTGGCACTGGGGCGCGACAGCCTGGCCTATGTGATCGAGGATGCGAGCGTGCGCGGCGCGACGCCCGAGGGCTGGGCGCGGGCGGTGGCGGCCTGTGCCCTGCGCCACGGCGCCGACCGGGTGATCGCAGAGAAGAACCAGGGCGGGGCAATGGTGAAGTCCGTGCTGCTCGGTGCCGATAGCGGCCTGCCGGTGAGGCTGGTGCATGCCAGCCAGGGCAAGGCCGCGCGCGCCGAGCCGGTGAGCCTGCTCTACGAGGCGGGGAAGGCGCGGCATCTCGGCGCCTTCCCGGCGCTGGAGGACGAGCTGTGCGGGCTGGTCGCCGGGGGTGGCTATGAAGGGCCGGGCCGATCGCCCGACCGCGCCGATGCGCTGGTGTGGGCGATGCACGAGCTGATGCTGAGCCGGCGGGGGAAGGCGGCGGTGCGGGGATTGTGAGCGCAAATAGCCCCTCCCCCTCGGGGTAGGGGCTTTTCGGATTGGGAGAACCGAGATGACGGGACGAAACACGTTCCGGCAGGCGATGCTGCTTGCCGGTATGCTGGGGCTGTGCGGCTGCGCGTTGAATGGCGCGGCGGTGGTGCGCGCGGGGAGCGCCGCGCTGGTGGCGCGGTTCGATGCGGATCGTGACGGGGCGCTCGACCGGGCCGAGGTGACGGCGATGGTTGCGGCGACGGTGCCGGGCGAGGGCGTCGTGCCTGATGCGCTGCGTGCCGGGATCGCGGCAGGATATTGGACGCGCGATTGCGATCGCGATGGACGACTGACGGCAGCGGAGCTGGGAGCGCCCGAGGCTTGCGGGTGAAGCGTTGCGCACTGCGTGTGCGCCATCTTCTGTTCCCCGGCGAAGGCCGGGGCCCAGTATCGAGCCGCCGGAGCGATGGGTGAACCCATCGAACGACATTGCACCTGGGCCCCGGCCTTCGCCGGGGAACAGTTTGGGTCTGACGTAACTCCCGCAATTCCAGGAGACAGGCATGAAATGGTTCGGGCGGAAGTCCGCGCGCGAGGGCGTGCGGCCGGCTTTGTCGCGTGCGGGAAGCTATGCGGGCGCGATCGGCATGGGCGAATGGCCGCGCAGCTATGAGGCGCAGGTGCGCGAGGCCTATTGCCATAATCCGGTGGCGCAGCGCGCGGTGAAGCTGATTGCCGAAGGCGCGGGCAGCGCCGGGCTCAAGGCAAGCGATACGGCGCTGCTCGCATTGGTGACCGCGCGCAGCGGCGGCCAGCCGCTGATCGAGACGTTGGCGGCGCAATTGCTGCTCCACGGCAATTGCTATGCCCAGATCCTGACCGATGACGGCGGCGCGGTGCGCGAGCTCTATGCGCTGCGGCCCGAGCGGGTGAGCGTGGAGCCCGATGCGCGCGGCTGGCCGGTCGCGTACCGCTACAAGGTCGGCGAGAATGTCGCGCGGCTGAGCGCGGAGGACGATGCCGGGCGGCCGGCGGTGGTGCACATCCGTGCCTTCTCGCCGATCGACGATCATTACGGGCTGGGCTGCCTGGGCGCCGCGGCGGGGCCGGTGGCGATCCACAATGCCGCGGCGCGCTGGAACAAGGCCTTGCTCGACAATGCCGCCCGCCCCTCGGGAGCGCTGGTGCATGATCCGGGCGACGGCAGCGTGCTGGGCCCGGATCAGTTTGCGCGGCTGAAGAGCGAAATGGAGGCCGGGTTCGCCGGCGCCGCCAATGCCGGGCGGCCGATGCTGCTCGAGGGCGGGCTGAAATGGCAGGCGATGAGCCTGACGCCGGCGGACATGGATTTCGTCGGGCTCAAGGCGGCGGCGGCGCGTGACATCGCGCTGGCGTTCGGCGTGCCGGCGATGCTGCTCGGGCTGCCGGGCGATGCGGCGTACGCGAACTATCGCGAGGCCAATCGTGCGCTGTGGCGGCTCGCGATCCTGCCGCTCGCCGACAAGATTTTGAGCGCGCTGGCCGAAGGGCTGGCGGGCTGGTTTCCGGGCGCGTCGCTGGCGGTCGATCTCGATCGAGTGACCGCATTGGCCGAGGACCGCGAGCGGCTCTGGGCGCAGGTCAACGCGGCGGGCTTTCTCACCGATGACGAGAAGCGTGAAATGGTAGGTGTACAATGAGTAACGACATGCTGGCGCAGCTTATCGCGCAAGCAGAGGCGGAAGGCGCCGCGCTGGTGACGCTGCGTGCGATTGCCGAGGAGGCGGGCGAGCGCAGCGCGCAGCGCGCGCTGGCGCGGCTGGGGCTCGAGGATAGCGGCGCCGCCAAGGACATGGGCGAGCTGCGCGAGCTGCTCGGGGCGTGGCGCGATGCCAAGCGCTCGGCGTTCAAGGCGGCGTTCCAATGGGCCGGACGGATGGTGGCGGCTTTGGTGCTGGTTGGGCTCGCGGTGAAGCTGGGTTTCCCGGGGTGGCTCAAATGAGCGTGCGCTTCGCGGGCTATGCCGCGGTGTTCGACGCGGTCGATCGCGGTGGCGACGTGGTGCGCAAGGGCGCCTTTTCGGGCGCGCGCAGGGTGCCCTTGCTCTGGCAGCATCAGGGGCGGCCCGTCGGCGAGATCGAGGCGATACGGGAGGACGCGCGCGGCCTGCGCGTGATCGGGCGCGTCGAGGCGCCGGAGCTGGCCGAGCGGCTGCGCGCCGGCGCAGTGACGGGGCTGTCCTTTGGCTACCGGGTGAGGGAAGCGCGGCGCGGGAGCGTGCGCGAGATCACGGCGCTCGACCTCGTCGAGGTCAGCCTGGTGGCGAGCCCGATGCAGCCGCTGGCGCGGGTGCACGCGCTGGACTGAGGCTTTTCGAGAGGCGGATTTTCAACCCCGGCGGGCTTCCCGTCCGGGCTTTTTTGCGTGTGGACGGGAGACGGGAATGATCGAAGTGAAGGCAGATGCGCTCGAGGCGAGCTTCGAGGCGATGGAACGAGCAGGCCTGCCGCCCGAGCGGCCGATGCTCGAGGGTGCGCGGCCGATCGCCGGCGCGGCGTTCGAGAATTTCCTGCGGTCGGGCGGCGGGATCGAGGCCAAGGCGATCAGCGGGACGAGTGACGCGGCCGGCGGCTATGCGGTGCCCGACGCGCTCGACGCGCGGATCGATGCGACGCTGAAGGCGGTCTCGCCGATCCGCAGCATCGCCAGCGTGGTGACGGTGGGGTCGAGCGGCTATCGCAAGCTGGTCGCGAGCGGCGGGTTCGAGAGCGGCTGGGCGGCGGAGACCGCGGCGCGCGACGAGACCGATACGCCGGTGTTCAACGAAGTCGCACCGCCGATGGGCGACCTCTACGCCAATCCCGCCGCGAGCCAGGCGATGCTCGACGATGCCGGGTTCGACGTCGAGACCTGGCTGGGCGACGAGATCGCGCGCGAGTTCGCGAGCGCCGAGGGCGCGGCATTCGTCAGCGGCAACGGCACGAACAAGCCCAAGGGATTCCTGAGCAGTCCCAATGCCGCGACCGCCGACGGGGCGCGCGCGTTCGGCACGCTGCAATATGTTGTGAGCGGCGCGGCGGGGGCCTTTGCCGCCAATCCCGAGGAGAAGCTGATCGACCTGGTCCAGGCGCTGCGTGCGCCCTATCGCCAGGGCGCGAGCTGGGTGATGAACTCGGCCACCCTCGCAAAGGTGCGCAAGTTCAAGACGAGCGACGGCGCGCTGTTGTGGCAGCCGGGACTCGCGGCGGGGCAGCCGGCGACGTTGCTGGGCTATCCGGTGGTCGAGGCCGAGGACATGCCCGACATCGCGGCGAACAGCCTGTCGATCGCGTTCGGCAATTTCCAGGCGGGCTATCTGATCGTCGAGCGCGGGGAGACGCAGATCCTGCGCGATCCTTACTCGAACAAGCCGTTCGTCCATTTCTACGCGACCAAGCGGGTCGGCGGGATGGTGAGCAATTCGGAGGCGATCAAGCTGCTGAAATTCTCGGCCTGATCCTTTCGGGGGCGCCGTGTCCGGGGCGGGCGGCGCCCATTTTCCTTTTGATGCGGAGGCGACATGGATTTTCCGCCTTTTCCGGGCGCGGTCATCGAGGCTGCGCGCGAGGCTGCGAAGGCGCATCTGCGCATCGCGGGGGATGGTGAGGACGCACTGATCGACGGGCTGGCGGCGAGCGCGCTGGCGCTGGCCGAGCGGTTCACCGGGAGCGCGCTGATCGCGCGGGATTTCGTCGAGACGATCGAGAGCAAGGGGCGCTGGACGGCGCTGACCGCGGCGCCGGTGAGCGCGATCGACGCGGGCATCGACGTGGTGATCGACATCGACACCCAGGGGCTGGGCTGGGTGCGCGCGACGACGCGGGTAAGCGTCGACTATCGCGCGGGGGCGGCGGCGGGTTGGGGCGATCTGCCGCCGCCCATTGCCACCGGCGTGGTGCTGCTTGTCGCGCATCTGTTCGACCACCGCGAGAGCGGTGCGGCACCGCCCGCGGCGGTGAGCGCGCTGTGGCGGCCGTGGCGCCGCGCGCGGCTCGCGGCATGAGGGACGTGGTGCGGCGCGTGGCCGATGCAGTGCGCGCGGCGGTGCCCGATGCGCGGGTCGAGGAGCGCGCGGACGGCGTGGTGATCGAGGGACGCGGGCTGCGCGCGCGGCTGCGCTGGATCGGAGGGCTGCTCAAATGAGCGTGCAGGAAGTGCTGCAGGCGGCTTTGGTCGAGGCGCTGGCCGGGCTTGCGGTGACGCAGGTGTTTGACGCGCCGCCGGTAAGGGCTGCGCGACCCTATGCCCTGGTCGAGGAGGCATGGCTGACCGACTGGGGCACCAAGGACATGGCCGGGCGTGAGGGGCGGTTCGCCGTCACGCTGTTCGACGCGGGCGAGCGGCCGGCCCGGCTGCGCGCGCTCAGCGGCGAGGTGGAAGCGGCGATCGATGCGATGCCGCGCGACATCGGCCAGGGTTGGGCGATCGCCAGCCTGGTCTTCCTGCGCAGCCGCATCGCCCGCGAAGGCGACGGCCGCTGGACGGCAGTGAGCGAATTTCGCGTGCGGATGCTCCGCAGCGAACTCTGACAAGGGAGAGCGAAATGGCGGCAGAGAAGGGCAGCGCGTTCCTGCTCAAGGTTGGGAATGGCGCGACGCCGGTGGTGTATGCCACGGTGGCGGGACTGCGCACGACGCAGATGAGCGTCAATGGCGAGATGGTGGCGATCACCAGCAAGGATAGCGGCGGGTGGCGCGAGCTGCTGTCGGGCGCGGGGGTGCGATCGGTGAGCGTGTCGGGCGCCGGCGTGTTCACCGGTTCGGCGGCGGAGACGCGGCTGAAGGCGAATGCGCTTGCCGGCGTGCTCGACGATTACCGGCTGAGCTTCGAGAGCGGCGAGACGATGACCGGGCGCTTCCTGGTCACGCGGCTCGACTATGCCGGCGATTTCAACGGCGAGCGCAGCTACACGCTCAGCCTGGAAAGCTCCGGCGCGGTGACCGCGGCATGAGCGCGGCCGCGAACCCCGAACGGGGCGAGGCGGCGCTGGTGCTAGGCGGCGTCCCGCATGTGCTGCGCCCGAGCTTCCAGGCGCTGGTCGCGGCGGAGGGCGAGCTGGGGCCGCTGTTCGAGCTGGTCGAACGGGCAGCCTCGGGCAAGCTCGGCATCGCCGAGATCGCCGGGCTCTTCTGGCACTGCCTGAAGGAGCCGCCGGCGATCGATCGCGCGGCGTTCGGCGAGGCGCTGGTGGCCGCGGGGCTCAAGGCGATCACCCCGGCGCTGCGCGTGCTGATCGGGCAGATCCTGGCGGGGCGATAAATGCTGTTCGCGGACAATGCCCGCAAGCTGGCCGGCGCGGCGGGGGTGATGTTCGGCTGGGCGCCCGGCGCCTTCTGGGCGGCGACCCCGGCCGAGCTCGGCGCGCTGCTCGATGCGATCCGCGGCGAGGCCGAGCTGCCACCCGATGCGGACACTTTCGCAAGGCTCAAGGAGCAATTCCCCGATGGATGAAGAGGAAATCGAGCGGCTCGTGGTGAGCGTGCGCGCGGACACACGCACCTTTGCCCGCGACGTGGAGGATATGCGCGCCAGCCTGGAGGGACCGCTGAGCGCCGGCGCCGATCGTGCCGGGCGCGCGATCGAGAATGCGCTGCTGCGCGCGGTGCGCACCGGCAAGTTCAGCTTCGAGGACCTGAAGCGCACGGTGCTGAGCATCATGGACGAGATCGCGCGCTCGGCGCTGCGCGAGGGCCTGGCCTCGCTGGGTGGAGGCGATTCGGGTGGCGGGGGCGGGCTGCTGTCTGCGCTCTCGAGCCTGTTCGGCTCGCCAGGCCGAGCCACGGGCGGACCGGTGAGCCCGGGGCGCCCCTATATGGTGGGCGAGCGCGGGCCCGAGCTGTTCGTCCCGACCAGTGCGGGCAGCGTCGCGGTGCCTGCTGCCTCGAATGGACGTGAGATACGCGTGGCGATCGCGGTGCATGCCGCCGCAGACACGGCGCCGCGCGCACTGGCGCAATCGAGCCGACAGGTGGCGCGGGCGGTTCGAGCGGCGCTGGCAAGTGTGGAGTGAGGCGAGATGCCTCAGGCCTTGGCGGCGAGGCCGGCCAATTGCTGGAGCGCGGCGACATGGCCGCGGAACGCCTTGCGACCCGCCGAGCTGAGCGCGATCCAGGTACGCTGGCGACCGTCGACGGTCGCCTTGCGCAGCTGGATATATTCGGCGGCGGCGAGCTGGGCGAGATGCTTGGAAAGCACCGAATCGCTGACGTCGAGCAGTTCGCGTGCCGTGGCGAATTCCATGTCGCTGACTTCGGCCAGCAGCGCCATCAGCTGCAGCCGGGCGGGAGGATGGATGAGCGCATCGAGCCCGGCGATGCTCATTGCGACTCGCCCTCGAGTTCGCGGCGGTAGATGCGCTCCCAGTGCAGGCTGCCCCAGGTGACGAGCGGCACGATCGCCAGGCCGGCGGCGAGCGGCGCCCAGGCCCAGCCCAGCGCGATCCGCGCAGCCACTGCGAGCGCAACGATAGCGAGGACGCAGCCCAGGAGGAGGAAGGTGAAGGGGCGCGTGCGGCCCGTGCGATAGCCGTTGACGAAGAAACCGTCGCGGCGGCGATCGCGCGCGATGATGACACCGACCGCGATCAGGCAGACCGCCAGGCCGAACATCTGCAGCGCGCCGGGCAGCGCATAGCTGGCGACGAGCACGCCCATCACCAAGCCTACCGCGAGGTGGCGGCCGAACGACCAGCGCGCGCGGCCGGCCATGCGCCTGCGCGCGATCTGCAGCGCTTCGAGCGCGTCGGCGGGGTCTTCCATATCGTCCTCCTCGAGGCGGGATATCATGACTTTCCACATCGTCAAGTTACGACTTGCCAAGTTGGAAAGTGACTGTCACTTTCCTGATTGGAAAATCACTGCGTGAGTCGAGGACATGGCAATTATAGAGACGATTTGGGTGCTGGCGCTGCTCGCGGGCATGGGCTGGTGGGTGCGGCACGACGCGCGGGAATATGCGCGGTTCAAGGAATTGACCGCGACCGAGGACCGGCAG